GATGCAGTACCGACCCCCGAAGAGGCCCCCGAAGTCGCCCACGAACCCGACTACCGAGGCAACACCGACGACAACTTCCCCTACTGAGCAAGACCGCCGGCGCTGGTACGAGCTCGCCAACGAGCGGAGCGCCCCGACCGAGCGCAAGGTCTACGGCCCCACGCTCCAGCGCGACCCCCACCCCTACACCTGCGGCATGAACCTCGGCTGGCGCAAAGCCACCGTCAACCTCCTCCTCGCCGCCGCCGCCTGGTTCACCGCCTTCTCGTGGTTCTACACCCTGATCCACCTCCTCGGAGGCGGCGGCCAATGATCGCCTGGAACTGCAAGATCATCCTGGCCGACATCCCCAAGTGGGGAACCTGGACGCCGGGCGCAACCTACATCGCCTGCCTGGATACCTCCGCCGAATCCGGCCACGCCTTCACCGTCATCGACAACGAGGGCAAGGTCGGCACCGTCTCCAGGCTCCAGGCTCGCATCGTGGACCCGCCCTCCCCGCTCCCGGCCCCGGGCGGCGGAGCCGGAGGACGCATAGCCCCCGCGCGTCTCGTGGTAGACCCGGGAGCACCGCAGAAACACTAACGAGGGGAATCGAGCCGATGCGTGACTGACTGCCGTAACTGCCCCAACCGTGACACCTGCTCCGCCCCATGCCCAGAGGTCGAGCGCATCCTCCCGCGCCCGAAACCTCAACCCCCGACTGTCTACCTCTACGGGGAAGAACTCGAACGTATTGCACCCGCAACGCAAGATCGCACCCGCAACGCAATCCCCGGCGGAGTCCTCTCCCCCCGCCAACACCTCGCCCTCCAACTCCTCATCGACGGCTACTCCATCAGTTCCATCGCTGAACTCCTCCAGGCAAGCAAATACGCCGTGTGGCACTTGCTTGCGCGCGCCAAGATCAAACTCGCCAAGCACTTCGCAGATACACCCCACAAATAGCGTAGCAATCCCGCCACAAGACTAGTAGGGGACAGGCCAGCGCCACGCGCGGGCGATACCCGACCAGCAAGTCCGGCTCCATCGGAGCGGCACAGGACGCAGGCCAGCCCCCCGTACTGTCTGCGAAGGGTAACAATCGATGGACCTGAAGTGGCGGGACGCTTTTATCGCGGCCATGCGGACTTATCCGGTGGTCCGTTTCGCGGCGGAGCGCGCTGGAGTAGCCAGGAAGACCGCATACGAACACCGAGACAAAGACCCGGGGTTCGCGGCGGACTGGGACGAAGCCCGCAGGGCCGGCCTCGAGCGACTTGAGCTCATCGCGTTCGAGCGCGCGGAAGCCGATGACACCATGCTCCGGTGGATTCTCTCCCGCAACTGGCGGGAGCGGTACGGCGACCAGGTGAAGCACGAAATCACGGGGGCGGAGGGCTCCCCCTTCGAGGTGGTTCTGTCTTGGGGCAACGGCATTGACAAGCACGGCGAAGAGCCCGACCCCGGCGAGGACTCGGCCAATCCGGGTGCGCCTCCCGAGTCTGCATGAGGGGCAGAGGTCTGTTGCGGAGCATCCGGCGCGGTTCAAGGTTGTATCGGCTGGGCGTCGCTGGGGCAAGAGCAAGCTCGCGGCCACTCTCTTGCTGGACACGGCTCTGCGCGGCGGGGTGGCCTGGTGGGTCGTGCCGTCCTACAACTCGGCCTCTGGGCGCTCTGCCTGGCGCACGGTGCGGGGGATTTCTCGGGATGTTCCAGGGGCGCAGATCAGCCTGGTCGAGCGTAGCGTCACCTTCCCCGGCGGGGGCATCCTCGAGTTGCGTAGCGCGGAAGACCCCGACTCCCTGCGGGGCGACGGGATCGCCCGTGCCGCTCTCGACGAGTGCCCCCTCATGCGCGAGCGCGTCTGGCCCGAGTGCGTACGCCCGGCCCTCGCAGACAAGCGCGGCGACGCGCTCTTCATCTCCACGCCCAAGGGGCGCGAGTGGTTCTGGAAGCTCTACCAGCGAGGCACCGACCCCGAGTGGTCGGACTGGGCGGCGTTCTCGTATCCGTCAGGCGCCAACCCGCACCTGCACCCCGACGAGATCGCCGCTATGGCGCGAGACCTCCCCGAGCTCGTGCGCCGCCAAGAGATTGAGGCCGAGTTCTTGGAGGACGGCGCCGGCGTCTTCCGTAAGGTACTCGATGCCGTGCGAGGAGACGCTATCGACACCGGCCTACCCGGGCATCGCTATGTCATTGGCGTGGACTGGGCCCGAATCCGAGACTTCACCGTCTTCGCCGTGTGTGATACGCAGGAGCGGCGTTGCGTACGGGTGGACCGCATGGGCGGCGTAGAGTACGCGCACCAGATCATGCGCCTCAAGGAGGCGCACCGGCGCTTCCCCGGGCAGATCATCGCCGAACGGAACAGCATGGGCGACCCGCTCGTGGAGCAACTCAGGCGCGACGGGCTCCCCGTTCAGCCGTGGGATACGACGAACGCGAGCAAGGCTCAGGCCGTGGACGCCCTCGCCCTCGCCTTCGAGCGCGGGGAGATCGGCATCCCGAACGACCCCGTGCTCATCGCCGAACTCCAGGCGTACTCGTCCGAGCGGCTCCCCGGCGGGCTCATCCGCTACAACGCGCCCGACGGGATGCACGACGATACCGTGGTCGCCCTGATGCTCGCGTGGCAGGGGTGCCAGCGCCCGACGGACTCGGCGATCCGAGCCGCCGGCCGCCCGTCCATCGAAGAAAGCAAGTGGCTCTAGGGAGAGCATGATGCCCGAAGAGAAGAAGCGCACGCGCAAGAAGGCCGCCGCACCAAAGCCCGACACGCGCCCGGCGATCATGCCCTCGGGCACCACCCCAGACTCCTACTGGTCCATCGGGCTTGAGCAGTACAACCCGGACGCCGTTGTGAAGGCGAACGGCCTGAAGATTTACCGAGAGATGGTGAGGCGCGATCCGGTTATCGCTCTTGGGCTCCAGTACCTCGAAACGGCGCGGCTGGCGAAGGGATGGAGCATCGACGCAGGAGAGGGCGAGCGCGCAGAGGAGATCGCGGAGTTCGCACGCTACGTCCTGGCGAACATCGAGGGGACGGAGCGCGACTTGCTCCATGATCTGCTCGACGCCCTCCCGATGGGCTACGCGGTAGTCGAGAAGGTGCCCGAGGTCTACGAGGACGGCCCCTATGCGGGCAAGTGGGGCTACCAGCGCTTCGCCTCGAAGTGGCAGGAGAGCATCGACCTCGTAGTGGACGAATACGGCGATCTCGTCGGGCTCAAGTACAAGGGGCAACTCAACGGGAAGTACGGGGCCGTCATCGAGGGCGACGATCTCGCCCGCTTCGTCGTGTTCGTCCCGAACCGAGCGAAAGGCAACTGGTACGGCGAGAGCGTGCTCCGTCCGATCTATCGCGTCTACACGATCAAGGACCACCTCTCGCGGTATCTCGCCGTCCACATGGAGAAGTTCGGGAGCGGCGTCTACGAACTCGGCACGAGCGCTCTGGCGGGCGACCGCTCCACCATCCTTGACGGGCTGAAGGCGATGCACGGCTCGTCCTGCATCGTCCACGGGATCGACGAGAACTTCGTCATCCACTACCCGCCCCCGGGTGTGGGCGACGGCCTCGTCTCGGCAATCGAGTACTGCAACTCCGAAATGCTCAGGGGCTTGAGCATCCCGCAAACCCTGTTCGCCGGCACTGGTTCCGGCGGCGCCGGCGGGAGCCTGGCGCTATCCGAAACGCACGAGCGGACCTTCGGCGAGACGGTGGACCGCGTGGGGCGCTCCCTCGAGGACTGCATGGACGAGCAGGTACTTCGCCCGCTGGTCGAGTGGAACTGGCCGAGCGTGCAGGTGGAGGAGATGCCGCACTTCCGGTTCGAGCCGTACCAGGCGGAGGACGGGATGGCCGCCCTAGAGCGCCTGGAGAAGGCGAAGGGCTTGGGAGCGTCGCTCATGATCGATGCGGTGTACGAGGCGGCTGGGGCGGAGCGCCCGCCGGAGGACGCACCCGAGGAGGACGTCATCGGCGGGAAGAGCGCCTCGGCCCCGGAGATCGGGGAGCCGATGGAGCCGGGGAAGATCCCGCCCCAACTGGCGCCATTCGTCGGGAAGCGCCCGGTCGGCCAGGGGCCCGAGGACGGCACCGGCTTCCCGTTCGGCGAGGGGCGCACGACGTTCGAGGAGGCCGTGCGCGAGGTCAACGAGTTCGAGCGGAAGGTGAACTTCGGCGAGATACGCGCCAAGACGGACGGGATGATCGCCGCGTACCTGGACGAGGCGACGAAGCTAGCGAACGAGATTCGGCAGACGGCTGTCGAGGTAGTCGATGAGAAACTCGGGAAGGGCGGCGCGGAGTAGCGTGGCGATGGCGCGCGATTTGATCCCGCCGGCGGTGCGGGCGCGTCTGGGGGCGCGGCTCTTCGACGTCGGGGATCGCGCCGGCAACGGCTCTCTCGGATTCCCGACGCGCCAGGCGACCCCGGCCCGCTCGTTTACCGAGGCGTTCACGTCCCTGTCGGATGTGCGCGGCGGGTCGCAGGACGCGGTGGTGTTCATCGACTGCATCGAGCGGTTTCCGTACCTGGAGTTGCGTGTGCTGTTCTCGCGCACGTTCAAGGCCCTGGGCCCCGGGGGATACGTCGTTATCGTGTGGACGGCTCCGTGGTGGGCGAGACTTCGCGGCGCCGGGGGTAAGGGCCGACACAATACGCGCACGAAACGCGAAGTGCTCGCCTGTCTGAAGGCGGGGGGATTCCGGTACGGCGGGGCGGGATCCTTCCGCATGGGGACGAAGTTGTGGGCGTGGGCGACGAAGTAGTCCAGACCGCGAACGCCATCGTCGCGGAGATTCGGGAGCGGACGGAGCCGCAGAGGGCCCGGCTGGTGTCGTTGCTCATGGCGCTCAACCTCGGATCGTGCGCCCAGGCGCGCGAGGATGTG